TGTATGATGGGCTCAACTTCAAATGCTTTAGATAAAGGTGGAGAGAATTTTAAAAAACTATACAATGCCTCAGATGTCACGAAACGAAATAGAAATGGTCAGACAAAGTCTGGCTTATACTCTTTGTTTATCCCAATGGAATGGAACTATGAAGGGTTTATTGACGAGCATGGAGTTCCAGTCTTTACTACTCCTGATATCGATAGATTCGCACCAGACGGTGAACTGATAGATGTAGGTGTAATAGATAACTGGCAGAATGAGGTTGATGGGTTAAAAGACGATCAAGATGGATTAAACGAATTTTACCGTCAATTCCCAAGAACAACTGAACACGCGTTTAGAGATGAGACGAAAGGAAGTATATTTAACTTAGTTAAAATATACGAGCAGATAGACCACAATGAGGAGTTGTCTAGAACCTTAGGGGTTACAACAGGTAATTTTCAATGGGTAAATGGTATAAAAGATTCTCAAGTTATATTTTATCCAGATCCAAAAGGAAGATTTAAAGTTAGTTGGGTTCCACCTCAACAACTACAAAATAGAGTTGTACTTAAAAACGGTATTAAATATCCTGGTAATGAACACATGGGAGCTTTTGGTTGTGATAGTTACGATATATCAGGTACAGTAGATGGAGTTGGATCCAAGGGAGCTTTGCATGGCTTAACTAGATTTAGTATGGAAGACGCTCCGGCTAACAGTTTCTTTTTAGAATACTTATCAAGACCACCAACAGCTGAAATATTTTTTGAGGACGTTCTAATGGCTCTAGTATTTTACGGGATGCCTATACTCGCAGAGAACAATAAACCTCGTCTATTGTATTATTTAAGACGAAGAGGATACAGAGGGTTTTCCATGAACAGACCTGATAAGATATGGAACAAACTATCTGTAGCAGAAAAAGAAGTTGGTGGAATACCTAACTCCTCAGAAGATATTAAACAAGCTCATGCTGCTGCAATTGAGATGTATATACAGGATCACGTTGGAATGAAACAAGATGGAACGTTTGGAGATTTATATTTCAACGAACTGTTAAATGATTGGAGTAAGTTTGATATAAACAAAAGAACAAAGCATGATGCGTCTATAAGTTCTGGTTTAGCTATCATGGCTAACAATAGACATTTATACGCACCAAACGCTAAGGTTGAAAAACAACCACTAAACATAAACATTTCCAAGTATAGTAATACTGGAAGCAATTCACAAATAATCAAATAATAAATATGGCAGAGTCTGGCATTAAAAGTTATTTCCCGAGTCAAACAGTTAGCGATGCTGAAAAGTTAAGTTACGATTATGGTTTGAAAGTAGGTAAAGCAATAGAACAAGAGTGGTTTAACAACGATAGAAGTAATAGTAGGTATAAATCTAATCATAATGATTTTCATAATTTAAGATTGTACGCTAGAGGCGAACAGTCTATCCAAAAGTATAAGGATGAGTTATCTATAAATGGTGATTTGTCCTATTTAAATTTAGACTGGAAACCAGTTCCAATTATATCTAAATTTGTGGATATAGTTGTAAATGGTATTGCTGAAAGAACTTATGACATAAGTGCTTTTGCACAAGATCCGACTAGTTTAAAACAACGAACTGACTATGCGGAAAATTTAATATCGGACATAGAGATGAAAGATATTAATGATTTTGCGGCTCAATTCGGGATGGATATAACCAAAGGAGATAAATCACAAAACCCTCAAACCGTTGACGAGGCTAGGCTACACATGCAACTTAGTTATAAGCAAGCCATTGAAATCGCTGAAGAGCAAGCATTAAAAGTTTTGTTTGAAGGAAATAATTATGAATTAATAAAGAAAAGATTTTATTATGATCTAACGGTTCTGGGTATTGGCGCTGTTAAAACTTCATTTAATACAGCTGAAGGAGTTGTTATTGATTACGTTGATCCAGCTAACTTGGTTTACTCTCATACTGATTCGCCTTATTTCGAGGATATATATTATGTTGGTGAGGTGAAATCTATCCCAGTAAACGAATTAGCAAAACAATTCCCTCATTTATCAGAGAGCGATCTTGAAGATATAATGAAGAATAAAACGTTTAATAAAAACAATAGTAGTACTAGGTACTCTTCGGGCAATGAAGATAACAACATTATTCAAGTTTTATACTTTAATTATAAAACCTATATGAACGAGGTTTACAAAGTTAAAGAAACTGGAACAGGTGCTGACAAAATCATACCCAAGGATGATAGTTTTAATCCACCAGAAGACAAAGAGGGTGGATATGGTAGAATGCTAAGATCTATAGAGTGCCTTTACGATGGGGCTATGATTTTAGGTACAGACAAGCTACTTAAGTGGGAGATGGCTAAAAACATGATGCGTCCAAAAAGTGATTATACTAAAGTTAAAATGAACTATAATATTGTCGCTCCTAGAATGTATAACGGCAAGATAGATTCGTTAGTAAAGCGTATAACAGGTTTTGCTGATATGATTCAGTTAACACACCTCAAATTACAACAAGTAATGTCTAGAATGGTTCCAGATGGAGTTTATTTAGATGTTGACGGTTTGGCTGAGGTTGATTTAGGTAATGGAACAAACTATAACCCACAAGAAGCTTTAAACATGTTCTTCCAAACAGGTTCTGTTATTGGAAGAAGCTTTACAAGTGAAGGTGATCACAATCCGGGCAAAGTACCCATTCAAGAAATTACATCTGGATCTGGTGGTAACAAAATGCAGGCGCTAATTGGCACATATAACTACTATCTACAAATGATAAGAGATGTGACTGGGCTCAACGAGGCTAGAGACGGTAGTATGCCAGATAAAAATGCTTTAGTTGGTATTCAAAAAATGGCAGCTGCTAATTCAAATGTAGCAACAAGACATGTATTACAAGCTGGTTTGTTTTTAACAGCCGAAACAGCAGAGTGTTTGTCACTTAGAATATCTGATATTATAGAATACTCGCCAACAAAAGACGCTTTTATACAAGCGATAGGTGTTCACAACGCGGCCACCTTAGAAGAAATAAAAAATTTACACTTGTATGATTTTGGTATATTTATAGAGTTAACCCCAGATGAAGAGGAAAAACAATTACTCGAAAATAATATTCAAATGGCACTACAGCAGCAAAGCATAGAACTTGAAGATGCTATTGATCTTAGAGAAATACGTAACATAAAATTAGCTAATCAAATGCTAAAAATACGTAGACAGAAAAAACAAGAAGAAGATAGGGCTATGCAATTAGAAAATATTGAAGCTCAAACAGAGTCTAATACTAAAGCTGCGCAAGCTGCGGCTCAAACTGAAGTTCAAAAAAACCAAGCGTTAAATGCTGGTAAAGCTGAGCTAAACCAAATGCAAGCTCAAATTGATATACAGAAAATGCAACAAGAAGTTGTTCTCAAAAAAGAACTTATGGCCTTAGAGTTCCAGTACAATATGCAGCTTAAGGGAATTGAGGTTGATGGAATGAAAGATAGAGAAAAACAAAAAGAAGATCGTAAAGACGAAAGAACAAAGATACAAGCAACACAACAATCAGAGATGATTGAGCAAAGAAATAGTGGAAAACCACCTAAAAACTTTGAGTCCGCAGGTAATGATATACTAGGTGGGGGATTTGATTTAGGTTCGTTTGACCCTAGTTAGAATTTATTAATTATTATTATATTATATTATGGAAGAAGAAAACGAAAAAGTAGTCGAAGAGACTACCCAAGAACAGACCGTAGAAACGGTTGATGAAAGCAAATTTGAATCTGCCAATGACGATAGCGTTATTAAGGTAGATTTAAACGCACCTCCACAAGAAAAAGTAGAAACAGAAGTTGTGGCGGAAGAAAAATCTGAAGAAGTTGTGACTGAGGTTACGGGTGAAACAGATGTACAATCAGAAGCTGAAACTCAAGAAACCCCAGTATTAGAAGAAATTACTGAAGACGAGGTTGAAGAGGTTGAAGAGCAGATTGAAGAAGCTGTTGCTGAAGCTGAGGCTACTGGAAAACCATTACCAGAGAATATCCAAAAGTTAATGGACTTTATGGAGGAAACTGGAGGTGATTTAAGTGATTATGTTAAGCTTAATCAAGATTATTCAAAGTTAGACGACCAAAGTCTATTGTACGAATACTACAAGCAAACGAAACCTCATTTAAATAATGAAGAAATTAACTTCCTTATGGAAGATACATTCTCATTCGACGAAGATATTGACGACGAAAGAGATATACGTAGAAAGAAATTAGCGCTTAAAGAGCAAGTTGCCAGCGCTAAAAGCCACCTAGACGGGCAAAAGTCTAAATACTATGAAGAGATTAAAGCTGGATCGAAACTCACAACTGAGCAACAGAAAGCAATTAATTTCTTTGATAGGTACAACAAGGAGTCAGAAGCAACTCAAAAAACAGTTAAAACGAACTCTGATATTTTTACACAGAAAACTGAAAATGTTTTCAACGACAAATTCAAAGGTTTTGAATATAACGTCGGTGACAAGAAATACAGGTTTAATGTAAACAATGCTGAAGAGGTTAAAAACACTCAGAGCGACATAAGCAATTTCACCAAAAAGTTTTTGGACAAGAACTCTGCTTTAACAGACGCTAAGGGTTATCATAAATCTCTATACACAGCAATGAATGCGGACGCTGTTGCAAAACACTTTTACGAACAAGGAAAAGCAGATGCTATGAAAAATAGTATTGCTAAA